CTTATGGAACCCATCTGCTTGGAAGCCAAGTAATCAGTGCATCACTTACAACATCTGAGGTGCCAATCTAAGGATACATTGTGGAAAAAATAATTTATGGTGCTGGGGGATCAAGTGATAGCGGTAGCTCTGAATCCAGAACGGCAGTAGAATCCCCTGACTCACTTAGCTCAAAGAGTTATATCAAGGCAATTGACTTACTTGGAGAGGGAGAGTTTGAACAAGTTATGGTGGGAGGGCTTAAGGGTCTATTCCTAGATGACGTTCCTGTTCAAAATCAAGATGGCTCTCTTAATTTTACTGGAATTAGTGTTGAGACAAGAACTGGCACACTAAGCCAATCTAGGATGAACATTGGTGGAACTATTGAGAGTACTACTTCTGTAGGGATTGAACTTCGTTATAATACCCCTGTTGAATACTCAGTGACCAGCCAAGAGGCAGACGTTGTTCGTATAAATATTAAAGTTCCAGCATTGACTAGCACAGATGTTAGCACAGGTGATATTACAGGAACATCCGTGTCTTGCCTAGTTGAATGGAAGGATAGTGTATCATCTGCATGGACAGTTGTTGGCGTTGAAACACTTACGGGTAAAACTAATAGTGAGTATGAGCGTCAAGTTTCTTTCAGGATTAGCGGAACATACCCTTGGATTGTCAGAGTTACTAGGCAGACAGTAGACAGTACATCTAATTATCTTCAAAATAAAACATATCTTGCTTCTGTAACAACTGTTCTAGAAGAAAAGTTAAGGTATCCCGGAAGCGTGCTTGTTGGTGGTGTGTATGATGCTGAACAATTTAGTTCAGTTCCAAGCAGGTCTTTCCTGTGCAAATGTCTGAAAGTAAAAGTTCCAACAAACTATGATCCTCTGACAAGAATTTATAGTGGCACATGGGACGGAAGCTTTAAAGTGGCTTGGACAGATAACCCTGCTTGGTGTTTCTATGACTTGCTAACAAACACTCGCTATGGGCTAGGGAATAGAATTCCTGGGTCTTATGTAGACAAGGCAGAGTTGTATGCTATTGGGCAATATTGTGATGAACTTGTTCCTACCTATGGAGATGCAACAGAGCCGCGTTTTACGTGTAATGTTGTATTACAAACTAAAGAAGAAGCATACAATGTAATTAATGATTTTGCGTCTATCTTCAGGGGAATGAGTTATTGGGCATCAGGATCAATTACCCCAATTCAGGATCGCCCTCAAGATGTAGCGTATGTATTTAATAATACAAATGTTGCTGATGGCATGTTCACATATGTCTCCTCTTCGCTTGCGACGAGATACAACACAGTGTATGTTACATGGAACAATCCTGCTAATTTCTACAAACGCGAAGTTGAATATGTAGAAGATGCTGAACTAATCAATAGTCTTGGATATGTAAATAGTACAGCAGTTGTAGCATTTGGTTGTGCGTCAAGAGGCATGGCAAATCGTGTTGGGAAGTGGCTAATCTACACGAACAACTATCAGACGGATATTGTCTCATTTACAACAGGTGCAGAAGGGGCTATCCCGCGGCCTGGCGACGTTATAAAGATTAGTGATACACTGAGGTCACAAGACCGTCGTGGGGGGCGTGTAGCAGCCTCTACGTTGCTTGGAGCTACACTAGACAAAGAGATGCTTTTCTCTGCTGGAACTACATACACTTTCTCATCAATAAATGAGGAAGGGAGTCTTGTTGAAACAACATTTGCTGCAATAGGAACTACTGCATCTATTACGTTTGATAATGCTCTGCTTGGTGCCTTGGCTCAAGACGCATTATATATTATTGCAGACAATGATATTGAACCACAGCAGTTCAAAGTTGTAAGTGTCGAGGATAAGGGGGAAGGGAAATATGATATATCTGCCCTATCTCATAATCCATCGAAGTACGCGTATATCGAACAGGCAATCCCAACAACAGACTTTGCTCTACCAAGTTCGCTAGTCTATCCGGTAACAGGAATAGACTACGCAGAGTATTTGTATCAAGATGGCGTAAGCGTAAAGAGCAAGTGTGACATATCTTGGACAGCCCCAAAGTTTGCTAAGGGGTATATCATAAGCATACAAGGGCCTGATGGTGTAATAACAAAAGAAGTTACATCCTCGCCAAGTTATTCGCTGCGCGATACAGCCCCCGGTAACTACTCTGTTACAATAACTGTCTCAAATATATTTGGTAATCAGTCTCAGCCGTTCACCCAAATGGTTGTCCTATATGGAAAAACACAAGAACCCAAGAAGGTAGACAACTTAGCAGTAAATGCTGTTGCGGGAGAGGGATACTTGACATGGGACACCCACAGCGACTTAGATGTTATTGTTGGGGGTTTTATTGTTATAACCCATACAACTAAGACAACCGGGGCAACGTGGACTGATGGTGTGTTTGTAGCAAAGGTTCCAGGCGCAGCTACTTCGGCCTTCGTGGCGCTACTCGGAGGAACGTACATGGTAAAAGCTGTGGACTCCTCTGGGATGTACAGCGTCGAAGCAGCGTTCGCGTTCTCTGACTATGCACTTTTGCAAGAACGTAATTTTGTTGATGTGTTGCAAGAGTCTACAGCCTTCACAGGAACCAAAACAAACATGATAGTCGATGGGCTATCTTTAACGTTAACCTCTCCGCTACTAATAGACGATGCAGGTTTTGTTGATACATATCCCTCGTTTGATCTTCTTGGGGGAACAGTGTTTACAAGCGGGGAGTACGAGTTTAGCAGAATTGTTGATCTAGGGAGTGTGTATAGAGTAAATGTGTCCGGGGAAGTTTCTGCAAGAAGTGTAGAGTTGTTTGGTTTTATTGATAACAGAACCTCCTTGATTGACACATGGACTTACTTCGACAGCCTTGTACCAGATACGTTCACTGTCAAAATGTATATCGCAACAACAAATGACGATACGACAGCTAGTCCTATATGGTCAGACTGGTCTGAGTTGAAGATTTCAACATACTCTGCAAGAGGCTTAAAGTTTAAACTGTTTGTTGAAACAATCTCAGAAACTTACAGCGTATATGTGGACACGCTATCTGCCTCTATTGATGTTGATGACAGAGTTGTTGGAGAGAACGATCTTGTTTGCCCCACTAGTGGACTAAGTATTACATTCACCCCCTCATTCATGTACACACCAGCAATTTCTATTGCTATTAACGACATGCTTCAAGGGGATTACTATGAAATTTCAGCCAAGTCTGCTGATGGAATCTCTTTTGTTGTAAAGGATTCGACAGGAACCCCTGTCAACAGGGTGATTGACTATATTGCAAAAGGTTATGGGTATAAATCTTAGAAAGGGATTAAATGAGTCAGCATGATTATGTATTAGAAAACCAGTCTGGTGCTAATTTTAGACAAGACGCCAACAACGCATTGGCTGCTATTGTTACAAATAATAGTGGAACAACTGAGCCAGCCGCAACATTTGCAGGAATGTGGTGGATAGACACGACCTCCTCATGGGTAAAACAACGCAACAGCGTTAATACCGCATGGATTAAGAAGTTCCCAATGGGGGATAGTAGTAGGGTAGATGTGGCTAGTGCAGCAACTATTGACCTAACTACCAATGCTGTGGTAAGTGATTATATTAGAATTACGGGAACAACTACAATAACTTCTGTTGTTCTTGAAAATGGGCAAAAGAAAGTTGCTGTTCTCGATGGTGTTCTAACATTAACAAATGGAGCATCACTACTACTTCCAAATGGTACTAACCTTATCTCGGCTGCTGGCGATGTCATCTTGCTTGCTGGGGAGGCAAGTGGTGTTGTTAGAGTGGTGCTATTGAGCAGTGCTGATATCCAAGATGCTAGCACAACAGTCAAGGGTATTGTAGAACTTGCAACGTCTACGGAAGTCATCACTGGAACAGATACAGCCAGGGCAGTGACCCCTGCGGGTTTGGCCGCTACACGTAGACTTGCACAAATCGTAACTTACCAAACCGGGTCTGTGGCAACTGGTTCTACCACTATCCCGCTAGATGACACTATCCCTCAGAACACAGAAGGGGATCAGTATATGTCTTTGGCAATAACCCCTACAAATGCATCAAGTACACTAGAGATTGATATTGAGTTTTTTGGGGCAGTTAATACGCAAGCAGATATTATTGTTGCGCTGTTTAAAGATACCGATGTTTCTGCACTTGTTGCGGGGATCAGCCAAGTATACGCCGGCGCGGCGAGAGCAGAAGTTAGTATAAAACACATTCGATTATCTGGTAGCACATCCACCAGTACTTTTAAAGTAAGGGCTGGCTCGCCGGTTGCGGGGATTTTAACGTTTAACGGTGCAGGGGGGACGGGGTTATTTGGAGGTGTCATGGGGTCTAGGATCACAATCAAGGAGTACCTACCATGAGTTATAAAGTCGTAAAAGATTCAAATGGAAATATTATTGCTTTTGGTCCTAATGAGGACTCATATGAGCCGGTAGCAGGTATTGGACAAATTCTAAGTATTGTTAATGTACTTCCTACTAAAACAAATGCTCAACTTATGGCAGAAGAGTTGGTTGCACTTGCTGACGAATACAAGGAAACAACAACGCAACTACAACTTAGTTGGCTTGCTGCGGTTGTAAACGATGGTGCAACAGAAGAGGCCAAGAAACAAATTGTTGTGGATAGTATGACAGCTACGAAAGCAAAATATATCAGTGACGTTGCAGCAGTTAAATCTAAATACGCATAAAGGAATGTTATGAGTGAAGAAATTGTTGTAGAGGAAGAGCAAGCAGCACGGTATCGCTTCTGCCCAATTTGTGCTGGAGAAGTAATCTGGGTAAACTCACTTCAACTTGTCCCACAATTAAGCGGGTTTGAGTGCCAAGAGTGCTTCTTCTTTGAGTTCACTTGATAGATAAGTAACAAGAAAGCCCGGATACCCAAAAGGGTATCCGGGCTTATTTCTTCGTCTATACACTAGTCATTCAGGAAATTAATAATATCCACTTCCTCAGTAAGTTTCTTTACGTCATCTTTGAAAGTAGCTTTGAAATACTTACTAATAATTCCCTTTGGCAACTTAGTAGTTTCTGAAGCTGCTGCAACAATGTCTTTAAATGAAGTTGAGGCCGATTCTACTTCACTAAGAAATTCGAATGCTTCACCTTTGTATCCTTGGATCAGTGTTTTCTGTTCGGGGCTAATTTGAATGTCCATATGTTTCTCCTTTGTGATTGATAAAATTTATACTACGAAAATAACACTTCGTCTTCTATACCATCGAACATATCCTCATCAGGATGGAGGTATCCTCGCACCTCTTTTTGCTTCTCCCGCAAAGTTAACATCGTACTAATGTCTAATTCCATTGTATCACAAGTCTCTTTACGAATGTTGGCAGGACTATCTTCTTTTCCATATGTTGCCATACAATTTGCAATAAACTTTCCTTCTGTTGACCCTTCCATAGACATTCTAATTAGGGAACTTTTTAGTTCTTCATCTGTCTGGTTATGTATAAATGCAGACATAGAACAATTACGATTAGCAAGCCACTCTTTGTCTGAACGCTCAAGGCATACGTAGGAGTATCCAACAATGCTCTTCAAATCAATCGTCCTATGTCGCACCGCTTGCACACGAATTCCTTTATCAACATCCGCACCTAACTTCCATAAAAAGGGGGATATAAGATTATCCATTTTTGGGTTAAGCATATCGAACATAGAGTAGCTAGAGAATTCTGGAATCTTTATTACATCATAAAACGAAAATCTTACGAGCATGGTGCCTCCTTCTTCACATAGTTTACTTCCGTGCCATTGGGCCTGTCTCCGTACAGTTCTTCTGATGCATTGTCGTAGGCGATTGCAGCATCTATCTCATTTGTAAATACCCCAATATAGTTTCTCTTTCCGTTTGCCCGTATTTCTGCCCGATACTTTGAACTGGCCCTACTAAAACTCACACCTTTATATTGAGAAGAACAGCCTTTCCACTTGCGCCTATTGTGGTTTTGTCTTGATTCGGTCTCCCATACACAGTTCTCTGGACAATAATTTCCGTTTGTATCTTTACGCTCAATGGTAAGACCTTTCTTGTAAGAGCCCCCCATGTCTCTCCAGAACGCCTCAAATGAATCCAGCCACTCTTGGCACATGGTAATGCCCCTCCCACCGTAATTTTTCCACGCTTGGTTTCCAGGGCTTGTAACCCTATCTTTAGCACCACTCCAAGATTTGTACTGTGGTGTTCCACACAGCCCATGGGTTATGGAAGTTTCAGCCTGCACCTGTTCTTTAAAACAACCGCAAGACTTCGTATGGTTGTTTTTAAGGTTATACCCATAGACAACTACCTCTTTTCCACACTCGCATGCACAGCCCCAAAGTGTATTCCCCCTCTTGTCCCTCCCATCGAGCCTCACAACAGTGAGCCTCCAAAAAACTTGTCCTACTAAGTCTATGAACTTGCCCACGTTATTCCTTCACTTTCGGAACACTTCCTGTTGGTGTATATTTAGCAACACTGCACTTATCGTAATTAACAGGCTTAACTACCTTTCCTGCCTCATTCTTAATTACAAAACAATTGTAATGAGGAACAGTTGTTGAACTTACAGTGATACCTTGCTCTTGATAATGTTCAATTGTAGCACTAACAATTTTATCGCTAGTTGGAAACTTTGATAGATTGTTTTCGTTAACATGATTAAACGCTGCTGTAACATTGTAACCTTGAAGTTCAAGCATCTTAACAAAGCCATGAATTGTTACAAGAACATCTACACATTCCTTGAGGATTTCGTTTTCTACGCCGCTTTCAACAGCTTCAAGGAGTTCAATCCCCTCTTCACGTACAACCTTAGCTTGTGCAGTAAGTTTATCATTAGTAATATGCTGAAGATTCCCAGCAATCTCATTGAATAGTGTAACGCCGTTAATACATTCTTTAATATCCATTATTCTTCCTCCACACCATAAAACACTGCACTAATTAGATTAAATACAATTTCGTTGGCTTTATCACAATCGACATCCTCAACATAGCCCTCATCATTAATACTTCCAGTTACAAGGCCACTTTCAACAAGAGGCTTGTATAATTCATACTCCCAACAACTATTCCCAAATGGGCGCTTTCCGTCGAACCCCTCCCCTTCGTTCCACACTTTAGTCAGAAGGATATAAAGATAATCTCGTACAGTCAAATTCTCACCAGCATCAGAGTCAAAGCGTAATTCCAAGGCAGAAAGCAAACTACTATCAAAAGATTTACTCCGAAGTGGAACATACTCAATATCATTAATAATTACATGCATATTCATTCTCCTTTATCCCAAATCCGCCAGAGGCTCTTTTAACACACTACGAAAATACTGCTTCAATGGAGACTCTTCTTCAATAATGTTCCACCTGTTATACGGAAATGAAGTATCTCCGATACATAGTGCATCCCGAGTCCAAGCAGCTATGTCATTATTTCCATCGCGATAATCGATAAAGTTACTATCTCCATGTTTTACAAACAAAACAGCCTTTTCTTCCCTATTAACGAACACAGTTGCTGGGATTGATTGAAGGTTAACTTGGAGTGCTCGCATTTGTGTTCTCCTTATTGGTAAAGTGGCATTATACCACAAATATCTACTTGTGGCTATACCGTTCTTTCAAATAATCGATTGCAACAAACAAAGGATCATAGCTGCCATTCTTTACATTGTGCTTCACAATGATACCACGCCAATGTTTGTTACCACAATAACCCTTATATTTTTCATCATGTGGGTAACTAGCGCCGCAGATGATAGCCCATTGCTGTTCCCCTGTGTGTAGTGTGCGCGTAGCAACGTCTAGCGTCTGTTTGTGGCCTTGAGTGAAGCTACCCCCTACCTTCTGCAGAATATTCAGTGCAGAGCCTCCGTATGGCTTCCCTGTGAATGGATTAGGAAAGTAATGGATATATGTAATACCGTCAATTTCCACAGGCTCAAGGTAATCATATACTTCCCAACCCATTTCCCTATAGCGAAGATTGTCATAACTCAAGAATCCCTCAAGTTCAGGATTAGCTTCTACATGACGCATTAGGCGCTCTTCATGGTTTCCTAATGTTAACACCATACGAGGCTTATACAGCACTGCCCCGAACAATTTCTTCTGGCTATCTTGCAATTCCTTAATGGGATTAAGGAGAAGATTCATGCCTTCGATTGAAGCCTCAATGTCTTTCTGAACTCGCTTACCCTCTGCCGACTTCTTACCTTTATCATAAGATGATAGGCTCTCAAAGTCAGCGTGATCGCCAAGATGAACAATCACATCCGGCATCTTCTTTGCAATATATTCTCCGTACCAACGTAGGTAGTCTTTATTGATATTGGGCTTACATTGAGTGTCAGGGATAACAATATGGGTACGTCCTTTGCTACCACCAACTCCAACCTTGCTGGTGACAATACCACAAACGTATTGTGAAGCGTCTTGTGTTGCAGGTTCAATTGGTTGTTCCATCGGGGAAATACGCAACCAATCAGACAGTGAACTCTTTGGGATTTCCAGAGATTTAGCAATCTTCCGCTTTGACATTCCGGTTGCAAGCAACTTCTCAATATCATGTTGGTACGCTTCAATATAGCTATTCATTAAGCACGTTCTCCTTGTCGTTTTGCCCATTTTACACCAGCTTCATAGTGCTCCATTGCTTCAGAATCACTAGGAAACTCTATCAGAAACTTTTGTAGTTGTGCATCTTCATCAAAAACTCCGCAAACAGATTCTTGTCCCCACTGATATGCATAATGCAAATCGGCAAGACGATCAATACTGTTCTTCATATTCCCTCCTTAATTCAAATTGCCACTTGCAGCAACAACACTATGCGTAGCATCAGCAATCATTTGCTTCAGTACATGTTCCACTTTATTATTTGTAATATTGATAGATGCTTTGTCAAGCATTTCTCCATATTCATCAAAATGATAACCAGTTGCACTGATAGCAGACTTCAGGGCATTAATATCCTCAAGAATATACATGTACCCTGCTGTAGCAATTCCAATAAGAATGATATTACGTTCTTGTTCTGTGACGATTACACTAGTCATTTGTTCTCCTTATTCTGGTTTCTTATTAACGTAAATAATCTTGGTAATTACTTTAGGAAACACTTCTTGAATAGTAGGATCATAACGTTCACCATCACTCCAATAGCCACAATTATCACGAGTGAATGTTACCTCAAAATAGATTCCTTCAACAAGGTATACGTTTGAGTTGTAGACAGTCTTATGTTCTACGACATCATCACCATCTTCAACAGTCTTGATGTTACTGCAAGCCCATTCTTCAGCTTCATATGGGCAATCTTCTCCGTCGTCCTTAGCAAACCAAAGGACGATTTCTGCGAGTTGTTCTTTACTAAATTGTTCACTCATGAGTTTTCTCCTTTAAAAAGCGGCGATAAGCCGCGACTCTCTTTGCTGAAGTAGGCATTATATCAACAATTCCTAATTGTGTCAATTCTTTTCGCTGTTGTTCTGCATTTTTCTTCTTGAATGCAATAACTTTTTGTTCAAGTTGTGCTTCAGTAAATGTAATTCCAAGTCTTTGCGATAATGATACTACCGAATGGCAACTGGAGCAAAGGATGCGTAGATCATTTTCTGTTACGAGTAGTAACTTCTCTGTGCAAGATTGAATGTCTTCAATCTTTGTTAGAGATGCTGTTTCTTCTACAACATGATCTATCTGGCAGTCCTTAAGAATATAATCCTTTCCACAGATAACACACGTAGCCCCCCAAACTGTAGGCTTAGTGCCACGAGGGTTGGGATTAGGAATCTGCTTACGATTCTTCTTGATTAGTTCAATCTTTTGCGGCGCGCGATTCCAGAGCCTTCTAATACCTCCCTTGATCCAAGAAAAAACTGCGCTGCGAGTTTTCCAAATATGAGGGTACAACAAAACCATCTCATCTATTTTATCCATTAAGTTTTCTCATTTTATCTTTATAAGTAGTAGTGAAATAAAAAATAATAGAAGACCTACGAAATTGTAGCAATTTAAATGCTCTCCAATATAGTAGGAAACAATTATTCTGAGTATTAAGTTTATAGCTGTGAAAGTCGCTCCTGCAAGAATTAGACTTTCGCACTTAGCGAAGCCGTTGTAAAGCCCCCATTGACTTAGGAGTATTGGAACAATAATATAGGGAAGTGCTGCAAAGAATGTCTCAAATCGAGATGTTCTATACACGTACTCTATTACAGAAATCCCGATATTGCTCATTCCTAGCCATAGTACCCACGCTGGAACAGCGAATGTCATGGAGAAGCCTTCGTCTTAGCATTAACACGTTCAACAAGTTCATTATGTGCAATGTTCATTTTATTCATCCAATCAGGGTCATTGATTGCAATAGAACGATCATCAATTACTTTGTTATTGTGCATAGCGTCAACAAGAACAGCCAATGTTGCCATTGCTTTGACAACATGGGGAAGGCCACTATCTACGTCAACATCTTCTCCATTCCAGAATTGAAACATATGGCGCATTACAGCATCGTAATAGGCTGAATAATGAATTGAATGTTGTCGCCAATTACTCAACCCGTATTTTAGCTTTCCCTCCTCAAGCGCAAGAGCCATTGCTGTAATAACATTTGGAGGGACAACATGAACTCCTACTTTATTTCCTCCGCAAATATCTTTAGGATTGCATTTCTGCGAAATGCTTCCAACCTCGTCATTCTGACTCGTCTGGTTTGTAGTCATATTACCCCCTAACTTACACAAACTTCATGAATCAATTCATAAGGCTCATCCTTAAAGTATTTCTTCCATGTAGCAATTGCCTTAACATATTTATCTGCAAATGTCAATGGGTCAGGATGGCTAAGATTAATTCCAAATATAAAACCATATCCATTACAGTAATTTAGAAGAGAACCAGACAATTCTTCATGGTTATAAATAAATTCACCAAAGCCATCATCTTCAATTTCTAGTTGTTCGTATTCAGACAACTTAATATATTCCTCATAAAACTCTTTTGCTTCACTTTGGTCATCAAATTGTTTGCCAAGATAAAGCAGTGGACTATAATCAATTCCCATGTTGTTCTCCTTTAGTAATTAATAAGATCACCTTAGTAGGCAATACCAAGTTTGTCTAATACTGTTGATAGGTGAAACTCATCACCTTCCCAACGCCTCATACGAGCCATCTGGAAACACTCATTGGCAACGTAAAGCCAATCAATTTCAAACTCATCACCTCGCCAACCCGTAATAATCTTTGGCTCAGGGTACATTAGTTGAAACCCTTCTTTCAACGCAAGCAAACATTCTTTATCTGTCTTACATGGATCAAGCAATTGAAAGCTAGACTTCTCTCCCCACTTCATATCTGAGGCACAATTAGCTTTATAGTTATCGCTACTATCGCCTGAAAGTACCTGATGCCAAAGCCACTTGCGGCCCTTGCCCTTCACTTCACGCTTACCATTCAGATACAGCCCGCCGAGCCCTTTAATCAACTCTGGCTTAGTCATAGAGTCAGGATTGAACAGGCGTACCTCGCACCCATTGAAATCTTTATCCACTCCAACTACACAGTGAGATTTCTTTGAATAGAAATCAACAATGACTTGGTCATCAGCTTCGAGCCCTTCTTGCCAAGTACAATTGTGTCGTTCAATCAGATATTCTTTAGCTTCTGTAAGAAGAAGTGGACGAGTCATCCCAACTCTATTTCCCTTGTACTTTAGAATGGTTGACAACTCTACACGGAAACTGTCCCCACGAGAGACATATCCATAATACTCCATTGTGTTCAATCTTGCAAGCAGAGCACTAATTTGTTCATTGATAGAGTTGACAACAACACCCATTGCATTCTGCTTTAACTCTTGAACATCTTCAATCAGGAAGTCATCAACAAAAAAAGGTTTCTTGCGTCCTTTGTTACATTCAGCAAGCCATCCTCCTTCTTTCTTAAAGTGATTGCCGTAAAATTCTGTCCTCGTCTTAAACGTTTGTTCTTTTCCTGTTGCAATATGTGTAACTTTAATACTTCGATCTTCTGCAATGGAGGAAGATTTGAAAGCGATATAATCCGAATCAATTACCAATTTCATTGATTTCACCCTTCCTCGTGGTTATTTTTCTATTCCCATGTCCTTCAACATACGGAATCCCCTGCTTGATGAGCATTTCAATTGCAGATTTTCTCCATGTAATTGCTAACTCTTTAGCCCCTCTGAATCCCCACTTATTTACGGAGAACCACTTGCTATGGGATTTCAAGTCTCTTGGGTCACTATATGAGGCAACCCAAAATTCTGATTTACTGCTCTTACTTATAAAGTAGACGCCTGTAATACCGGAAGTGTTATTGCATTGCATTGTTTTATTGTACTGTTGTTCCCCTGCTGGAATCCACTTACAGTTCTCTTTGCAGTAGTTTCCATTTACGTCTATTCTTTCCAGAGAGAGGTTTTCTGCGTACTCGCTTCCCATGTCTCTTAGGAAGTTTTCAAACGTAAGCCAATCTTCAGAACAGGAAATGCCCCTCCCACCATATGCTGCGTAGTCGTGATTATTTTTATTAAGCACACGATTTTTCATAGCTGACCACACTTTATACATTTTTGTGCCAGATAACGAGTGGGTTGAACTACCTTTTGAACACCCACAGGAAGCAGTTAGACCGGATTTCAAACTACTACCTTGAACTGTTGTGGTATTTCCACAATCACATTGACAAGCCCAGTACTTTCTCCCTCTCTCATCCTTATGGCTGAATTGTAGAACGACAAGTTTGCCGAATACATGACCTGTTATGTCCAAATAAGATTTACTCATTAAACCTCCTTATGCCCACTCCGTCAGGAGTGGGCTATTCTTTTTACGTGCTAAAATGGACAGTCCGAGCCGTCATCCTCTTCTACGGGTTGGATGGCGGTTTTCTTAGCAGCCTTCTTCGGTACTTCCTTAGCCGGAGGCTTACCCTCATCCTTCTTATCCTCTCCTTGCCCCTCAGAACCCCATTCCTGAGCATCCTGCTTGCTATCCTCAACCTTAATCTTCCCCATCTCAAGCAATTGCTTTTGAATCATACTGCCCTCAAAGTTAGTTGCTTGCTTCAGCGTATTAATAACATGAAAGCGAAGCTCTTGCAGTGCCTTCTCATCATTCTTACTATTGAACTGAACAAGGAACGGAGGCATATCAGTTGTATCAATCTCTTTCTGACCTCGCGCCAAAGGTGCAGCATACTTAATGAACTCAGTGTAATACTCCTTACCCTTGCTTTCCTTCATATACACTTGCACAACAAATTGCATCGTCTTACCGAGCAAAGAGTCAATCTGTTGCGGAAGGAACACTTCTCCCGGCTTTACAATCTTTGCAGCAACGGCCATCTTATAGGGAAGAGAGAGCGCATCCATACTCCATGCTCCCATCTTCTTATTCACTCGCAAGGGCGTTGTACGAGCAATCACCATACCTTTAGTCGGAATATAGAATTGACCACCCATCCACACTCGCAAAGGAAGAGGCTTACTCTCGCCAAAGAATTGTCCCTTGTCAAGAATAATATCGGGGAAATCAACAGAGATTGCAACGCTTTGTACAGCCTTCTGTGGATAACACTTCAGACGGCAAGGCTTACCCTTATCATCCTTTCCATCCTTGAAATAAGTGTTGGGGAACTTCGCAATATCGGCAGCTTCATCTTCTTCATCACCAGTGAATTTACTCTCAGCGTCAGGTTGTTCCTGAATACCAAGATCAACAATACCAGATACAACACCAACAAGCGTCTCCTGTTGCTGCAATCCAGCAGTCTCGACAACATATTTATTCAGGGCATCAAAATCAACGTCAGACTTCTTTTCACCCTTACCACTTTCAGCACTTCCGTAGCTATCAAAAGCCATAATTATTTCTCCTTCTCGTTAAGTTAAATACAACACCAACATTATTTCATACTTCAGCAGAATTGTCAACAACTTTCTGCTTATTTCTTCCGTGTAAACTTCTATTCATCTTCTTGTCACTATTGCTTTCAATTATATCAGAGTACAACTCAATAATACTCTGTTGGGATGCAACAGAATAGTAAAGTTCCATCTTGTCTTGCTCAAGTAGGATTGCCCATATACTTTTCCTCAACTCAGAAGATGAATATTGAGAGTTACCTTTAGAATGTAACCAGTCAATAATCTTATTTACCCTAAAGGAAACAATTACTGAGAAATCTTCATAGCCTAAAATAAATGGCCTAGGCAAACTCTTATCCCAATATGACCTAAAGTTAAATGGTAACTTGACATATATGTTAACATAGTCAAGCCTTTGGTTAGTATCATACCACGCATTGACTAATGCCTCTGTGCATGCAAGCAATAATTTCTCATAATCTTGTTTCGTTGCAACTCTCATTTGACTAGTTTTCCATTTCTGCATCTTTCCAACTGGCCGCCTCATTTTGGATAGTTCGCA